CAAAAAACAATCAAATATTACAAAAGTTTTTACATTATCATCCTGGTAATGGGAGAATATTTGTTGAAGTTAACAAAGCAAAAGAAGCTGCTGACCTTGTAGAAGATTTAAACTTAGAAGTTGATGCTCTTATAGAGGCTAGACAGTTAGATGTTGCGCAAGTGGAGAATGTTGCTAGAGTTTTATTTCAACAAGACGTTACTAAGGTAACAACTGCTGAGCTTAGACGTGATATATTAATATTTGCTAAACAAAACCCAGGTGGTTTTATGCAGCTATTGAGCGACCCTATGTTAAAGCTTAATGCAACGGTACAAGAGTTTTTAGATAAAAACTTAATACAGTTAAGAAATAGCAAAAAAGAAGCGTGGTTTAATACACCATCTAATAAAAAGAAAATGTGTAATATACCATTTGGTGAAGACCCTATGTATATTATGACATCTTTTTTTCAAAGTGATGATGGACTAGAAGTATTTAAACACTTAAAAGCATTAGCTAAAAATGCGTAACTTTACAACTTGTTTAACCCATTAAAAACTTTTTATAAAATGGAAAAATTTATCAAAATTACAAACGCTCCTATTACTAATACACTAATTAGTGTTAACGGAATAAAGTCAATAGGTACTGCAACTGCAACTGCTACAACTGTGGTAATTAAGTATGCAGACGGAACAGCAACTACAGTAACAACTGCAGCACAAGTTGGTCATGATGTTTATACAGCTATCTTAAATGCTACTGAAGGCGCTTTAGTTACAAGCTGGACAAACCCAATGTTTTCTTTAGCTTTACCTAAAGCTGTAACAAGTATTGTAAATGCTTAACTAGTTTAAGTATTGTACTAAATTAAGAAGAAGCACCCAAATCAGGGTGCTTTTTTATTTTGTGTATCTTTGTAAAAAGATTTTCAAATGATAAATTCTGTAAGAAATACTGTGCTTGCTATTATCAACAAGAATAACTATGGGTATATATCTCCAGGTGATTTTAATTTGTTTGCTAAACAGGCTCAGTTAGATATTTTTGACGAATATTTTATAAGATACAATCAGCAAATTAATGAAGAGAATGCGAGAGTGTCAGGAACGGGATATGCTGATATTAAAAAAGGATATGAAGAGGTTATAGATATGTTTTCAATAACTGCGTTCCTTACACAAAAAACTCAAAACGTTTATTTTTTACCATCTCAATCCACAACAGGTTCTGATTATTATTTACTTAATAAAGTTCTTTGTTTTTCTGGAGGAGAGTTAAAGGGTGAGGCAGAAAAAGTTTCTCATAGTAAAATTACTATGCTGAACAGTTCTCTTTTAACCTCTCCATCAACAACGTTTCCAGCTTATGTTCAAGAGGCTAGTGAGCTAACCGTGTTTCCAAACACATTTAGTAATGTAAACGATATACAGGCTCAATACATTAGGTATCCTTTAGACCCTAAATGGACTTATGTTACATTGTATGGAGGTGAACCATTGTTTGACCAAACTCAAGCAGATTATCAAGATTTTGAATTGCCTATTGATGACTCTAATAATTTAGTGGCTAAGATATTACAGTACGCAGGCATATCAATTAGAGAGGCTGACGTGTTTCAATTTGGACAATTAGAAGACCAACAACAAAATCAAACTAATTTATAATTATGGCATATATAAATCAAAGAAAATATTATACTAATGATGGTGTTAATCCAACAGATGCTAATTGGGGTTCGTACCAATATGTAAGCTTAGAAGATGTGGTAAAGAACTTTCAATTAATGTATGCTGGTAATCATGGTTTAGTAAACAATGTTAATAGGTTTAAGATATTGTTTCATGCAAAACGTGGAATACAAGAATTAAACTATGACGCTTTTAAAGAAATTAAAAATTTAGAGCTTACAGTTTATGATGATTTAAGATTTGTTTTACCTTCGGATTACGTAAACTGGGTAAAGCTTTATTTGTTTCAAGGAAATACTTTAAGAGAACTAACAGAAAACATACAAGTTCAATCTGCAGTTTCTTTTATTCAATCCTCTTCATCTACATTTACTTATGACGCTGACAACAATGCAACTGTAGTTAGTTCAACTTTAGATGAAGCTAGAAAAAATGGTTCTTTAAATAGTATTTATTTAAATCAAAATAATGAAGCAGATGTAAATGAAAATTGTATTGATTGTGATGATGATATATACAACTCAAGAATTGGCGCTAGGTATGGTTTAAATACTGAGACAGCTAACATTAACCCTACGTTTACTATCGATAAAAAAGCTGGAGTTATTAATTTTGATTCTACCATGGCAAATAGACAATGTGTTTTACAATACATATCTGATGGAATGGAAAATGGTGATGATTCTAAAATGAGTGTAAATAAATTATTTGAAGATTATATTTATGCTTACATACAATATGCTTTATTAAATAGTAAATTTGGAGTTCAAGAGTATATTGTTAATAGAGCTAGAAAAAACAAACAAGCTTTATTAAGAAATGCAAAAATCAGATTAAGTAACATTCACCCAAGTAGATTGCTTATGAACATGAGAGGTGAAGATAAGTGGATAAAATAAAATGGCAAACATTCAAAGAAATTTTATAGCTGGCCGAATGAATAAAAGCCTAGATGAAAGGCTTATACCTAATGGTGAATACATAAATGCTGTAAATGTTAGATTGGGTTCTACAGAAGACTCTGAGATTGGGGCTGTTGAAAACTCTAAAGGAAATATACCTTTAACAACCCTACAATATGTTGATGGAACACCATTAAGTTCTCAGGCTAGATGTATAGGAGCTTTTGAAGATGGAGCTAATTTAGTTATATATTGGTTTGTTCACGACCCTGCGTTTACGCAAGGAGCAACTGGTAAATTAGATTTAATTGTTTCTTTTGATGTAGAAACAGGCGAACTTATTTATCATGTTATTAGTATAGATAATGGAAATGGTGTAGATACAACTTTAAATTTTAATCCAAATTTTCTTATTACAGGTGTTAATAAAATAGATAATTTATTATTTTTTACAGACAACACAAACCCTCCTCGAGTAATTAACATTAATAAAAATTATGGAGACCCCAGACCAGCAGTATTAACTGATGATTTTAATCAGGTAGATATAATGGTTATAAAAAAACCACCAACCAGCGCACCTACAATTACTGTTTTTAATGTAGCTAGTATTACAGATGCGTATTTAGAAGATAAGTTTATTTGTTTTGCGTATAGATATAAGTATGATAACAACGAGTACTCTGCAATATCTCAATTTACCGAACCTGCTTTTAGTCCTCAATCTTTTAATTTTAGTTCCAATAGTTACTTAAATGAAGGAATGATTAATAGGTTTAATGCTGTAACTATAAATTTTAATACAGGAGATGAACGTGTAATTGCTGTGCAGGTTGTTTTCAAGGAGTCAAATTCTTCAACTATAAAAGTTGTAGAGACTTATAATGTAAGTAACAGAGTTCGATATCCCGTAAACACAATCGTGAACGAAACTTTTACAAATCGAAAAATATACACTGTATTGCCTAGTTCAGAAATTTTAAGATTATATGACAATGTTCCACAGCTTGCTAAAGCTCAAACATTAATGGGGAATAGATTGGTATATGGAAATTATTATGAAGGGTACGATTTAAAAAGTTCTAATGGTACATCTGTAGATTTTAGTTTTGAATCAATTTTAAAAAGTGAAGATATAAATTTAACATCTATAAAAGCTAATGAAGCAAGGGGAGCTGCATATACTATAAACCCACCAGGATTTACAGCACCGGCAGTTGAAATTGATGATAGTGTTTTTTATGTAGATTTACTTCCAGCAGTTCCTTTGCCTAACAATCCAAAAGGGTTTTTAACTGCAGGAGCTACATTGACATTTACGTTTGGAATAGCTTATGCTAGTAATTATGCTACTTCAACCCCAACTCCTGTTCCTTTTGAAGATGTTGTATTTGTGACTTGGAGTTATACTTTAATTAAAGATTACATTTCTGTAAATGCCTTAGCAACTGATGCAGATTTTGTAGATAAAATAGGTACTCTTTCTACTATAAAACCTATAACAACAGCTTCAACTGGTTTAACTTTAACTGATGTTTTTAATGCAGCCTTACCTTTAACGTTTGATTCAACTTATACTAATCTAGTTCAAACTGGAAGAACTTCATCTACACCTACAGCTCCTGCTGGCCAGCCTTTAGAAATTATAACGAGTGCTACAAGTTATAAAATAGGTATACAAGCTAATGCAGCTGTTTATGATAAAGGGTCAGCGCCTTTAAATCCAATAATTGCTTATTTAAGATTTACCAATGTATCTGCTGAAATAAGAACTGCACCATCAATAGCAAGTTTACACAGTAATAGAGGCTACGAAATAGGAATGGTCTATATGGATGACTTTAATAGAGCATCAACCGCTCAAGTAAGTGAGTTTAATTCTGTTAATTTACC